GAAATCCGGATGTTCGAAGCACTTTTCAAGGGTGTGAGTACTCGATTTGGGCTACGAACCATTGAAAAGTCAGTCGAAAATCCGGATTTCATCTTTTGTTCATCCTTCCCAAATCTTCGTTTGGGGAGCATAAATTTGCAACGAGCCTGGTTAAAAACATTGCAATTCATTTCAAACATTCAGTAGTTGCATATGAGAGAATCTAGTGTAAGACGTGTGGGAAACAACATTTCCGCGAAATACCCACGCCGGATTTTGTAAGGACTTTACGACCATATCCTATACTAAATGGGATGTTGCATTCGTACATTTGCTTACAAAATCCGGCGTGGGTATTTCGCGGAAATGTTGTTTCCCACATGGAGTGTAAGACGTGAATGAGTGGGGGCCGATGGTCCTGTCATATGACCACCGGAGCCTCGTCCAATCGGGAGTGGTCAACCAGTCGCCTCCAATCCGAATGCGAGATGTACGTGTCGGCGCCGTATACCGACTCGTTCCACGACAGGTAATTCGAACGACTCGACAAGTCGCACGGGCGCACGATGCTCCAGTCGGTCGTGTCCAACAGCCAGCCGAGCCTGGTCATCACAAACGAAACAAAGGCCGAGCACCAGAAACGGTCGGTTTTTTGTGGGTGCGCGTCCCTCCGCAACGCCGCCAGCAGCCAATCCGACAGGCACGTGTCGTATGGTTTGAGGTAGACCTCGGTGTGAATGGCGACCAGGTCGGCGGTCGAGATGGACCGTTCGCACTTGCGGACGTACAGGTGCGATGCCGACACGTCGATTTTGGAGAGGGGCGTGATCCGCACCCCCAACTTCAAACGGCCATCCTGCGGGTCCGGCGTTGGCTCCCACCCCGACTCCCACAGGTACGCACCGCGGGGGACGTTTCGAAACGGTGGGTCGTTCAGGACCATGCCCACGTGCACATAGTCCGACCCTGTCACGTACCGGATCGCAGCGTCGAAGAGCGTCCAACGCGACGTTTTGCACGCGAACAGAATCAAGTCGCCCGTTTGCAAGGGGTCCATTTATCGCTCGGTTTTATTATTTAACGAATCTCTTGCAAATCAACCCATGTGGGAAACAACGATTTCCGATGGTCATCGCCAATGTCGCGACTCTTCAATCCGGATTTTCGAATGACTTTGCAATGTGCTTCGAAAATCCGCATGTCAGGGTTTCGTTAGATGAGAACATCGCTAAGCGCAACAAGCCATGATTTGGGTCGGAAAACGCCTCCTAATGCCATGAAAAATGGACATTAGAGTCGATTGAGTTGCATTCAAACACCCAAATCGCTGCTTGTTGTTCTTCTCGACGTTCTTATCTACGTTTTCACGCGTTTTTTTTCACCGAGGGCTGAAAGTGCGACTGTTAGGCATTGTGGAAGTGCTAGCCTAGGAAGTGTTTGATCACCAGTGAGTCGCCACATCGCGGAGAAGACACGTGACGCCACGTTGAGTTGATTTTCAAAAAAATTAAACGAGGTCTTATAAAATGTCGAACGATACAATGTATGCAGAGGGTAGACTAGCAAATCATATCATAAGAAACACTGTATGTAGCTTGCTCGCTGAAAAGTATCAACTTAAATTCAGGTACGGATACGAAGCGCAATTGGACAGACTTGGCATCCCATTGTATAAATCGGGAACCAAGTCCCACGATAGCTACATCCACCTGGTAAACGAAGACTTTTTACGTTACTTTCTCAACGAGGATTTAGGAGACAGGAACATCTGGACGAATGGGACATTCTTCCAAACCAAGGAAATCGCTGACTATCTGAGGGCACATTTCGCATCCGATGCTGTCAAGAAAAGCATCATGGACCACAATGCCCACCGAGCTCGCTACGAGAACAACGACGATGTGTTCGTCCATATTCGGCTGGGTGATGTAATTGGATTCTGCCCTTGTTTCGAGTATTTTGACAGGGCCCTGCAGCAATTGAGTTTCAGCACAGGCTACATTGCTAGTGATACCATCTCGCACGATATCTGCGTGCGTCTCATGCAAAAGCATGGCCTTAAGCCGCTCGTTATGGACGAAGTCGAGACGATCATGTTTGGTTCCACATGCCGTAACGTGGTGCTTTCCAACGGAACGTTTGGCTGGAGCATTGGCGTATTGTCATGGTTCTCGACCGTATTTTATCCGAACCTGCGTCTGTTTCCCGCACACCATCCGGTCGAAATATACGACTTTGCAGATTGGAGGATGATAGACCACCGAGAGTGAGATACTGAACAGGAAACGAATTTCCGAATCAGGGTCTATGTGACAGGCAAAGCAAATGGATTTTACCCCTCCCAAACGAACATTTTGAAAGCGGATCGAACCTTTCAGAATGCGTTTCCCCTGGAAGCACTTATCAAGGGTGTGGGGGACCTGATTTGGGCTTGGGCTACACAACGTTGAAACGTTCGTCGGACCTCAGATCTGATGAACAAAGTGGCTGTAATTTATGCTCCCCAAACGAAGATTTGGGAAGGAGGAACAAATGATGAAATCCGGATTTTCGAAGCACTTTTCAATGGTTCGTAGCCCAAATCGAGTACGCACGCCCTTGAAAAGTGCTGCGAAAATCCGGATTTCATCTTTTGTTCCTCCTTCCGAAATCTTCGTTTGGGAGGGGTATAATAATTTTACACATTTCTTTTCAATCATTTCAGTGTCCATTGGAACTTGGCCTGACTTTGAGTACTCACGTATAAAAGTCCCTTCGTTAAGTCGTGGTGCGAAATTGCGCAATTTTTGGTCCGCCAGACCGATGTAGAGTCATTGTAGACATCACAAGATGATGATAGCACTCCGATGTGCCTGTCAACCCCCGCCCGATGATGGCATGATGATAGCATGCCGGTGTGCTTGTTACAAACAAACTATGGAATCATGATGATGTGTCTGTGGAACTCACTGGCAAGATTCTTTATGCTCCCCAAACGAAGATTTTGGAAGGCCTAACCAACCTTTCCGAATGCGTTTCTCGAAGCACTTTTCAACGACTTATAGCCCAAATCGAGAACTCACGCCCTTGAAAAGTGCTTCGAGAAACGCATTCGGAAAGGCTGGTTAGGCCTTCCAACATCTTCGTTTGGGAGGGTAAAGATGACAATGGCATGCTGATGTGCTTGTTGAAAACACACGATGGCATCATGATGATGTTTCTGTAGACCTCACAATATGATGATGGCATGCCCATGTGCTTGTTGAAAACACACGATGGCATCACGATGATGTGTAGGCGGTATGGCGAACAAAATTGCGCAATTTATGCTCCCCAAACGAAGATTTCGGAAGGAGGAACAAAAGATGAAATCCGGATTTTCGAAGCACTTTTCAATGGTGTCGTAGCCCAAATCGAGTACTAACGCCCAAAAGGGCCTCGAAAATCCGGATTTCATCTTTTGTTCATCCTTCCCAAATCTTCGTTTGGGGGGGATAAATTTCGCACCCACGACTGAACGAAGGAACGTTCATACGTGAGTACTCAACAATCAGGCCAATTGGACACATTTCTTTTAAATCATTTCAGTGTCTATTGAAAAGTAGCCTGATTATTGAGTACTCACGTATGAACGTTCCTTCGTTCAGTCGTGGGTGCGAAATGGCGCAATTTTTTGTTAGGAAAGTTCATACGTGAGTACTCAATCGGGCTACTTTCCAATAAACACTGAAATGATTTAAAAGAAATGTGTCCAATTGGCCTGATTGTTGAGTACTCATGTATGAACGTTCCTTCGTTCAGTCGTGGGTGCGAAATGGCGCAACTTTTTGTTCGCTATGGAGCCTCTATCTCACAAGATGATGGCATGCCGATGTGTATGTTAAAAACACACGATGGCATCATGATGGTGTGTAGGTGGAACTCACAAGATGATGGCGGCATGTCGATGTGTCTGTAGACCTCACACGATGATGGTATGCATCTTTGTCTCTCTATCTCACAAGATGATGGAATGCCGATGTTGTTGAAAACACACGATGGCATCATGATGGTGTGTAGGTGGAACTCACAAGATGATGGCGGCATGTCGATGTGTCTGTAGACCTCACACGATGACGGCGTGTCGAATCAATTTCGATGTGTCTGTAGACCTCACACGATGATGGCATTCGGATGTTATGTAGACCTCACAAGATGATGATAGCATGCCGATGTGCCTGTCAAGCCCACACCGTCGCCCTGGAAAGGTGCCTCATCTGGGAAACGCATTCTGGGAGGCCATGCTCCCCCAAACGAAGATTTGGAAGGAGGAACAAAAGATGAAATCCGGATTGTCGATGGTACTCACGTCCTTGGAAATTCATTCGACAATCCGGATTTCATCTTTTGTTCACACTTCCCACATCTTCGCTTGGGGAGCATGGGTTCGGTCGGCTTTCAAAATCGTCGTTCGGGAGGGGTAAACGTAACATGGACATTCTTACAATACAATACACGACGAACAAAGAGAAAAAATGGCGATATTTCGCACCCACGACTCGACGAAGGGACTGTCATGCGTGAGTACTCACAAATCGGCGTGCGACAGAACGATTCACTCGACTGTGTCGCTCTCTAGACGCACATCCCAAGGTCGTTCGAGCGCTGTGTCAGCAGGATGTCCTTCACCAGCAGCGTTTTGCGCTTGGCGTGCGCGGCCAACTTGTTTGCGTCCTGGAAAATCCCGACGAGGTAGTTTTCGACGATGGACTGTATGAATCGCAACGCCGTAGCCGAGTGGCGAGTGTCCGAGTTGTGCGCGTCGCACTCGTACCGGATGGCTCGAGAGAACCCGGTCGGTTGCAGGAGCAACTCGACGGTGTTTTGGTAGCGCTTGATGTCCCGCCTGGCCTTGACTCCGGGCTTGGATTTGCGCTTGGGAGCGCTGTCCGCCACCAAATCCGCCTCGGCCGCGTCTTGGGATTTCGCTCTAGGGCTGCGGTTGGGCTTCGCGTGCTTCACGTTGATGTCCGACAGGCAGTTGCCCTGCAGATTGATCTTGAACACCTCCGCCTGCTTCAACTCGTTCAGAATCTCGATGGCGTCCACGACCTCCCGGACGCGAATGGTCTTCAGTCTCCGATGATTCAACATGGCAATCGTGGCCTTGAGAAGCAAGCCCAGCGCGTCGTCGATGATGGACAGACTCGTTTCGTAGGTGCCCGAGTTCATGTTCCCCACGCGCTCGACGCCCGCCCGGCGCATCAAGCGCACGATGCCCGCCTTCGTCACGTTCGGTGGGTACCCGTCCTTGCCGCCGTGCTGCTCACCGTCGTTACACTCGTCGTATTCGTAGCCATCATCCTCATCCTTCGCCGACGCGCCACCGGATTGACCACGGGACGCAGCATGCGTCGGGACGACGCCGGCGTTGATGATGTTGTAGTTTTGCACCAAGCACCCCAAGTCGGCGTTGTTCGCGATGCCGAGCAAAAAGTGCCTCGGCGTCAGAATCTTTTTGTTGGTCGTCTGCATGACGGCCTCGCTCTCCTTGATGATCTCCGTCGTAATGAACTCCAGGACGCTCGACACGTACACGGCGCAGGTGCTCGAGATGCGCTGGTGGCTGCGCAGGTGCTTGGAGCGCGCCAGCCGCTCGACTCGTCCGACGGAGAACCGCAACTGCGCCCGGTCGGAGCGAGTGACCGGATGGCTCTTCTCGCCGCGACTCGTCGCCACATACTGATCGAGGCGTTCTTTTACGAAGGGGTTAAATTGGGCCATCAGTTTGCGCGTGAACAGTATCGTGGTGGCCGTGTTGGCGTCCCTCGACCCGACGGTTTTGCGGTTGTTTTTCTGGGTGATGAGTATTGCAGTCTTCCACACGTCGTCTGCAATACTTTCAACGAGTTTGTTCAGTAGGCCCATCCCCTGCCCGGATATCTTGCTATCAGTGCCATGCAGCACCTGCGAAATGTAGCGACGAAAGATCGGCTTGCCACTCGACAGCGTTCCGTCGGCGCAATGGGGCCGCTTCTTGCGCGGAGGCTCGCTGCCATCCTGCGAGTCCGGGCTGCGCTTCGGAGACACGCTACGTTGCGAAGGCGAGCTGCTAGTCGACGACTTGCTGCGCTTCGGGGACGCACGACGCGGCGACGATGCGCCGCTGGTCGACGATGCACTGCGCGCAAGAGGCGACGCACGACGCGCCTGAGACGCGGCTACACTGGGCAAGGCCCGCTCGAATCTTTGGCTGTTACCAAAAAAAGCACTCATTTATTGTACATATTTTAAAAAAAATCGAAAATCGCAATCGCTTCGTTTCCGCCGGTGCGCGTCGGCCCGAGTCGGTGAAGTAGCGCGGCGAGACGACACCGCGCGTGCGTTCACACCGACCGTCGTCGACGAAACGACCGCAAATCGGGCATTGGAATGCTGGACTACTCAACTTATGCTCCCCAAAAGACGATGTTGGAAGGCCGAACAAAAAGTCCGAACGGCGCATGTTCTCATCTTCTGGTGAGTTCGACACTGAATAGACAGACACATCGGTGTTAATCTTCGTTTGACAAGACGCATCATCATGTTCTCATCTTCTTGTGAATTCGACACTGAATCGACAGACACATCGGAGTGCGTGTTGCATATGCACGGAGCAGCGCACCCTCTTCAACACGGCTGGCATGCACGCTCCTCAACACGGATGGCAAGCACGCTCTTCAACACGGATGGTATCAGTGGCATGCACGCTCTTTATTAACGGTCATCATCATGCTATCAATGAGTCGTGTTAAAGGGTGCGTGCGTCAGTAGACATCTCATTGTTATATCACGACGCTCAAGGGGCGTGTGTGCGAGTCGTGTGAAAGGGGGCGTGCGTGCGAGTCGTGTTAAAGGGGGCGTGCGTGCGAGTCGTGTTAAAGGGGCGTGCGTGCGAGTCGTGTTAAAGAGGGCGTGCGTGCGAGTCGTGTTAAAGGGGGCGTGCGCAGCCGTCGGCAACTCGCCCCCTTTTTGGAACGAATCTCTATTTCAGACATTTACTCAAAAGTTTCATCCTGCATTCGTGGTTGCTCATTTCTTGGAATTGTCTGAAATGGAGATTCGTTCCAAAAATGGGGCGAGTTGCCGACGGCTGGGCGTGCGTGCGAGTCGTGTGAAAGGGGGCGTGCGTGCGAGGCGTGTGAAAGGGGGCGTGCGTGCGAGTCGTGTTAAAGAGGGCGTGCGTGCGAGTCGTGTTAAAGGGGGCGTGCGTTAATGGACATCTCACGGTGATAGCATGGTGATTTGTCTGTCGAAATCAAAAGATGATAACATGGTTGCCTATTCAGAAGATGCGTCTGGATGGTGAACATGCTCAAATGCTCATCTTGTGGTTTCATCAACACCAATGTCCAAACCGTGCGTATGAAGCCCATTGCAAAGTTCCCATGGAGGTGCATTGATGCTGCAGTAGTGATGCACAAGGGAGTGAGTGGTGGAAACCAAAAAAGGTTACGGAACCTTTTTTGTTTTCACATTGATGACATGGTCCTTAAAATGTATCTTACATTCGCACGTCGAGTTGGTCTCTCCTGCGTAGCACATTGCGAACACTCAATGTCACTCATGTCGTCGTCGCATCCGCCTTTCGTCGCATCGACCGACCACGAGTCGGCAGGGCCTTTCGAAAGCGACTACTGCGCAGACGCCGACGCAGTGTTGCCATCGTCGGAATCGGAACCAGTGTCAGCCACGCTGGTCGATGCGCATGCTGTCGGGTTGCCGGCGCTCGTGTCGCCTCATTCGCTCATGTCTCTATGTTACGATGGCGACGTCGGTGAAATCGACGAGACACCAGCGCCTCCGTGGACGGCCGATGGAAACGCCAGAGACCTCAGTAGACGGATGACATTTTGGCGTGAGCGTTTTGACTATGCGTCGTCTTTCGTCCCACGAGTCCTGCAGTGTCTTCACGACCAGGGTGTCGATTCGCTACCGCAAGCCCGTTTCTTGGTCGACGACGCTTTGAGTGGCGTCATTTTCTACCCACCCTCGTCGCAACTGTTCGTGCCGAGTGCGGGTCGGTGCGGTGGTGTGTTCGTTCACATGACGACCGAGACGCTTCTAAACGCCACGTCGATCCTGGCCTTTGATGAAGGTCCGATCCGCGCCGAGGTCGAAGCCATCCGGCGCTCGCAGAATCTGGCGATCCTGATGGTCCTTGTCGAGCTATGCGACATGCTGCAGCAGTCCACGACGTGCCCATCGCTACACGCCGACGATGTTGCCCTCCTGGCGCCGTCGGTTCGCTTCATCGTCGCGGTATTGACGGCCGAGCCACACGGCAACACGCGACGTAAATTGTCGTTCACGATCGGCTCACACCTTGCCACATCGGAAAGTCCCGTGTCGTTGCAAGTGGCGTTCGAGCCAACGCCCGAACTCGCCCACCTGGTCGGATACGCGGAATTTTCACAGCTGGTGGCGTCGGGTGTCCGGAATTGTCGCGCTTCCGACCAGTGGGCATCGCAGGGCCCATTTTATAGCGCAGATGCCATCGTGCGAATGGCATCGGAGCGTCGGCGCAATGCTCCGAAGCGGATGCGCTCCGCCGATTAGGCGAAGATGAGAGCGAGTGCGCATGGATGACATTCATTGACATCGAGCCTAGGATGTAGTTCCATCTTGGGTAGTTCCAATAGGTCGGCTCCGACGTCCGACTCGCATTTATTTCGTTTGGGGAGGGGGGAATAGAGTTTGTGGCGCCCATGGGAGTACCTATGGATTCTGAGAGGTTGGTTCGACCGGGTAAAAATGATTTTCCAAGCACTTTTCAAGGACGGGAGTACTTAAATTGGGCCAAGAATCAGTGAAACGCAATTCGAAAATCCGGCATTTCATCTGTTGTTAATCCTTCCACTATCTTCGTTTGGGAGAATAAACGTACTTTTGGGGCGTGGCATACTAGGTGCGTTGAAAATGACACGAAGTGTCTGTAATTATGCGCCTGACCTCGACCCATGATTTCAGGACAAAGTGGCTCCATGAAAATTAGATTCGGCAATGCTCGTGTCACCGTGATACGCCCATATCCGAGTGATGATCGTTACAAATACCATACTGTAGTAAGATCATGGGTGGGTCGAACCGTTCAATCAGTGTAGCGAGCATCGCCAACATTTCCGCATACGCCCCAAAAGTACTTTTATATGATGATGTGTCTGTCCAAATCACATGGTGATGCTGTCATTATGGCTTCGTCGTGTTAAAGAGCGTGCATGCCAGCCCGTGTTAAAGCCAGCGTGACATGGCTCAAAGAGCGGGCATTCAGGTCCTGCTTCAATGGATACGCGCGAGTCGAACGGTCCAACTCGATCACACACACTAGTCACACGATGAATCGACCATTGATGATAGCATGTTGTTTCTGTCCAAATCACAAGATGATGATAGTATGATGATGTGTACGTCCATTGTCCAACTCACATGGTGATGCTGTCATCATGGGTCCGTCCACAATGGCACCAGCTGCTGCTTCCGTTCGTTTGGTCAAGATGTGCGATATTCGGGTTTGTATTACTTGGCCAGAAAAAAACGAGATACATATCGCAAATCTCGATTGATGACGTTGAAATATTTGACGAATGGTTTGAAATGGAGATTGTCCAACAAAGGGGGCGGGAGAGTGGAACTGGTAGGCATACATATAGTTACAACACCGATATCGCATGTCGACCAACCGAACGGCGGAATCAGTCGGTGCATGCTATCATCCATCTTGTGAATTACGCACGCCCTTTCTTTCATCCACGTGGGAAACAACATTTCCGAGACTTGCCCACGCTGGATTGGGCAAGCCAATTAACGAAGATAACATACTACCTAGTATGCATGACGCGTCGTCAAGTCCTTGCCCAATCCTACGTGGGTAAGTCTCGGAAATGCTGTTTCCCACATGACTCAGAACCCCAAAAACTTTATGCTCCCCAAACGAAGATTTTGGAAGGATGAACAAAAGATGAACTCCGGATTTTCGAAGCACTTTTCAACGATTTTTAGCCCAAATCGAGTACTCACGCCCTTGAAAAGTGCTTCGAAAATCCGGAGTTCGTCTTTTGTTCATCCTTCCAAAATCTTCGTTTGGGGAGCATAAACTTTTGAAAAATGATTTAAACCGCATGTAGAAAACCATTGCCGTAAACATGGACCAACGTCGCAACGTTCGTGGTTCACGGAATTCTCCAAGGATGCGAATGGTCGGGCGTGGACACCAAGTGCAACAGTCGAGTGATTCTGATTCGACCTCGGACGAAATCACCATCGTGTGCAAGCCCCTTTACAGCGCTGCGTTACCGATCCGAGTCCGGACTGACGAAACGGTCGATGCAGTCAAGTTCAAACTTGCGCCCAGGACTCCGGAAACCAGGGAAACCATTCGACTGTTTTTCGACGGGTTGGAACTGACGAGCGACCGTACAATCAAACGCTGGGGAATCCGCGACAACACCATCGTCGACTTGCGCATCCGGTTCAGCAACACACTCGCACCGAAACGATACAAGGACGACCGAATTATTACGGTCAAGCCGCTGTACGGCGAACCGTTTCCGTTCAGAGTCAATCCAGATGAAACGGTCGACGATGTCACGCGTAACCTCGCATCACTGAGTCCGTTCGTCAACCCCGCCTACATTCAACTTAACTCGAATGGCAAGCAACTGGATAATGCCCGCACCTTGAATGAATGCCAAATGGACTATGAAGTACCCGTCCACATGGACATCCGTGTCGGCCGTTTGCTACAACCGAAGCAATATTCGGACGAAATCACCATTACGATCCAACCCTATCTAGGCGACCCGTTCTCGCTCCAAGTCGGGCGAGACGAGACGGTCGACGAGGTCCAGTATAAGATCTTCTGGAGGGATCGTTCACTCATCCACCCCCACTACATTCGACTGCTTTTCAAAGGAAAGCAACTCGACCATGACCGCACGATGAACGAGTGCGCAATCGACGACGCATCACTCGTTCACATGATCCGGCGGACGGGCGGTCGACCTATCCGACTACCAACGGAACCGGATCCCGAACTGTCACTAGAAACCACGCCAATGCGAGAGGTGTCGGTGGTGCCGACGAACCCCGAACCGTCCCTAGCATACATGGAAGCGCGTGACCGCCGAATGAAATACGACTCCATAGAGTGGCTTACCAAAGAGCGAGAGTGGCTTGCCAAAGAGAGAGCGTGGCGTGCCAAGGAGCAAGAGTTGGAGCAGACTATCCGAGACTTGCGCAGACGCTAACATGACCTGTGAGCATTTTTACCACTTTTTGGCCCAAATAGAAAACTTGGGAGTATGAAAAGTGCGTACAAAAGGCATAACTATTTTTCGACGTTCCAAAATCTTCGTTTCCTGTCGCAGCCCACGCCCACGTGCAGTGCCGGTGCATACGCGCGTGTGCTCACGAGTGGTGCACAGCAGCCGCCCGCCCGAGCCACAGGTGAGGGCACCAGGAGCATAAAATCTATATGTTCATAATTCTATGCTCCCCAAACGAAGATTTTGGAAGGATGAACAAAAGAAGAAATCCGGATGTTCGACGGACGTTTCAATGGTTCGTAGCTCAAATCTAGTACTCACGCCCTTGAAAAGTGCTTCGAACATCCGGATTTCTTCTTTTGTTCATCCTTCCAAAATCTTCGTTTGGTAGCCATAAAATTGCGCCATTTTTTTGGTCGATGCTAGGTGTGTCAGTATACCAATCACAAGCATGATGAGGTGCCAACTCACATGATGACTCATTTATGGGTCCGTCGTGTGAAAGAGCGTGCATGCCATGCATTGCCAGCCCTGCTTCAATGGTTACGCGCAAGTCGAACGGTCCAACTCGTTCACACACACTAGTCACATGATGAATCGACCATTGATGATGGCATGCTGTTGACAACTTGTTGGTTCTGTCCAAATCACAAGATGATGTGTCTGTCCAACTCACCACGGTGATGCTGTCATTATGGGTCCGTCGTGTTAAAGAGCGAGCATGCCAGCCCTGCTTCAATGGATACCCATGTAGCGAGCAACAATTGCGCGATTTCAGAACCCCTACTTAACGACGCAAATTTAGCATGCGTGAGTACTCAAATTTGGGCCATTCCATTCACAGTTGACACCGTTTATGCTCCCCAAACGAAGATTTGGGAAGGATGAACAAAAGATGAACTCCGGATTTTCGACTGACTTTTCAATGGTTCGTAGCCCAAATCGAGTACTCACGCCCTTGAAAAGTGCTTCCTTCGAAATCCGGAGTTCATCCGGAGTTTATCCATCCCAAACGAAGATTTTGGATGGGTAAACGTTATCCCTCCCAAACGAAGATTTGGGAGGGATGAACCAACCTTTCCGAATGCGTTTCCCGGGGATGCACTCTTCAAGTTTTTGAGTATTCTATTTGGGACACGAATCGTTGAAAACGTTCCGAAAACGCACTCGGACCAGCCGTCGGCAACTCGTCCCCTTTTTTTTTCGACAATATCCATTTCGAAACATTTCGACAAACATTTCAAGGTGGAATTGTGGTTGACACTTTTGTCGAAATGTTCTAAATGGCGATTGTCGAAAAAAAAGGGGACGAGTTGCCGACGGCTGACTCGGACCGGTTCGTTCGGTCTTCCAGAATCTTCGTTTGGGGAGCGTTAAAATTCACCGGTTGGACCATCGCCCGTGGGAGTGCGCGCTCACACCGCCACCGTCGCATCGAGAGTCATGTGCAGGGCGCTCGGATTCGCGCTCGGATTAAACATGTACATGTAGATGCCATGAATGCACTGCAGCGTGCAGCCTTTGTTCAGCAAGAGGCTGGTCAGTATTTTGTACTCGTCGAGCGTAAACACGGGCGATTGGAATGTGCTGAGGTACAGTGGCTGTAGTCTGTGGGTGCTACACAGCTCCGACATGCGAAACCACAGCGGAAATGCGGTGGTGAGTGCGTGTCGTTTTATGTACTGCACGAGCTGTTGGCACTTTTCCCGCGTCGGATGTTTGTCGTACTCATCGGCGAGCTCTCTTAGTGGACCCACGTGCATCTTGGTGTATCTTCGTCGTCTGGCCTTGGATTGCACGCTCATGCGTCAATTTCGGTGGACCCGTACGTGGCCATATTAAATCATTTTCGTCCCGCTGCATTGGTGGCCCAAATGGTGGGGAGTTTCAAAGTGGGCTCGGCGACTGTTGCAAATGGGCGGCGCTCCATATAGGAAACAGCATTTCCTAGACGTGTCCACGCCGGAATCAGCGTATCATCATCTTGTGAGTTAGACATACGACACATGCACATGCGACCATCATTCTATCATCATCTTGTTACTCGCGAGTTCTTCTGACCTGTCTACATCCTATCATCATGCTACGTCATCTTGTAGGTTCGACCCATGTGGGAAACAACATTTCCGCGAAATACCCACGCCGGATTTTGTAAGGACTTTACGACAATAGCCTCTACTAGATAGTATGCTTGGTTCGTACATTTACTTACAAAATCCGGCGTGGGTATTTCGCGGAAATGTTGTTTCCCACATGGGGTTCGACAGACACATCTGCATGCTATCATCATGCACGCACGCACGCATTTAGCACGGATGGAACACACGCCCTTTAACACGGATGGAACACACGCCCGTTAACACGGATGGAACACACGCCCTTTAACACGGAACAATAACGACCGCATCACTTTGTGAGACACGGACACATCATGCTATCATCATCTTGTGAGTTCAACAAACACATCGACGTTCTATCATCATGCTATCCATCATCTTGTGAGTTCGACAGAGTCTGAGTCGGACAGACACATCGACATGTCATCATGCTATCATCATCTTGTGAATTCGACAGACACATCCACATGCGATCATCATGCTATCATCATCTTGTCACTCGTGAGTTCTTCTGACACGTCTACATCCTATCATCATGTTACATCATCTTGTGGGTTCGACTGACACATCGACTTGCTATCATCATGCACGGACGCCCGCATGCACGCCCACATGCACACACGCCCGTTAACACGGCTGGCACGCGCGCCCGTTAACACAGAACACTCATAACGACCGCATCACTTTGTGAGACACGGACAGTGTCGAACTCACATCATGCTATCCATCATCTTGTGAGTTCGACAGACACATCGACGTGCGAACATCGTGCTATCCATCATCTTGTGAGTTCGACAGACACATCGACATGTGAAAAAGTGCTTCCCGGGAAACGCACTCTGAGCATCATCTGAGACGCTCGTTCGACCGTCCACAATCTTTCGTTTGGGAGGGGAAACGCTCAACTTTATGCTCCCCAAACGAAGATTTTGGAAGGTTTGACAAAAGATGAAATCCAGATTTTCGACTGACTTTTCAATGGTTCGTAGCCCAAATCGAGTACTCACACCCTTGAAAAGTGCTTCGAAAATC